ATTATACTCTGATTCTAGAGCATTTTCAATAACAGACAACCATGTCAGATCTGATCTTCTAATATTTGGAGAAGTTCTTCTGCCCTGTTGATTTTGTGGTCTAATTATATTTCCTGGACCTTTTTTATTTGAAGGCAAGTTTCTTTGACCTTTATTAGCTGACTGTTGGCCATCTGAAGTTTTTGGTAAAGGTGCATTTTGCGCAGTTATTTCAGCTTGATTTTTAGCCATATCCATTTGAATCTCTGCTTGAATTCCAGCAAATAATTCTTCTTTTTCATAAGCTGGATCTATGCCAAGCTGGATTCTTGCTTCTGGCAATGTGATAACAGAATTGGTAAACTTCTGAATAATGTGAGTTTCTTTTTTAACTTGAGTATCAACGTCAATTTCATTGAACTTAAAAAAACATCTGTCTGAAATATCAGAATCCATTGGATTTACTATTGGGTCAAATCCGCCTTCAAATAATAGCTCATTAAATATATGGACTCTTATCATCTCAGAAAGATGCTTCTGATATTGCTTTACCTTATCATACAAAGCAGTATCAAGTCTGTCTGTCATAGATCTATTGCCGCCACCCATCATCATGCCAAGATGATGAGGTGCTACTCCTAATCCAATTGCAACTCTTTCCTTGAAGTGATTGAGGTAATTTGCTGCATCGAGCGCTGCATTATTTGCTCCGATTACTTCAACATCATGCCTATAAGGAAGTATTAAACCACCTTCAGATCTCATGTTTTCTACTTGAAATGCAGCATCTTCTATTTCTTCTGGCTCAGCTGGTTGTTCGGCGGTTCCAATCTTATACTTGTATAAGGGAAAAAGTTCTCTATGTACGAGGTTTTGAATATCTTCTTCTAATTGACGAAGAGCTATAACATCATCTAAGACCGAACTCATAAATGGCGTACCAAAAGCTCTTCCGGTCTTCCTATCAAAATGAAGATGTATGACTCTTTCAGCAGTCCATACTGGATCCTTATCGGTAGGCCCATAGGTAGTTGGATCTGTTTGCTGCTGATATGCTTTTGGTCTGTTAAATTTATCTCTTAAAATTCTAACTTGTTCAGTTGGAATAAGATAATAACCGACGATTGGTTGACCCGCATTTACTGGATTAAGTTTTTGAGGAAAATATTCAGACATATCTCCTCTTGCTTTGACTATAAAAACATTTGAGAACTTAATTAAATGATCAGCTACTTCTGTTAAGAAATCTATAAATGGCCTTCTCATTGCCATTTCCATAAAGTCAATTCTTTGATGCAAATAAGCTACAGCTTCTGAGTTTTCACCAGTTATACTCCAGCCTTCTTTCCAGAAAAGTTCTTTATACTTTAGAGTGGCTTGCTTTACATAGGAGTCAGTATCCACTGCTTGAAGTATTCTGTCAAAATCATAAGGAGAAGGCTCAAAGGTGGATCTTGTATTGTAATAATACGTTGAGCCTTGATAGCCAAGAGCTAAAGCTGCTGGCTTTAATGCCTTTGATAAGTTCTTAATTTGTTCTGGTTCTAACGTTTTTGCAAAAAAGTCAGCTGAACTGTTTTGAACAAACGGTAAATAGTCTCTAATTGCCATTTAGACTCCTACGATTTTAATTTTAACTAATAGTAGCGGAAAATACCACTATGACTAGTTGTTTTCTCCGGCAGCATCAAATGCTCTCTTTAAAATAAGAGCTTTTACTGATTCAAGCCAAAAAACTGTTTCTGCTTCGTTGAAATCACTTTTGTAACTTAAGTTTTTATCACTAATCATAATGGTTACTGTGAATTCTTTTGATGCTTCTTCTTGTTTGATTACTTCTTCTTCTACTACTTCTTCTACTTCAATTGTTTCATTTTCTTGTGACATTTATTTATCCTTTTTTATTTCTTTTAGTTCTTCTTTTAAAGAAAGTGTTGATAATATTTCAATTTGATTATTAAGCTGCTTTATGGTTGCATCTTTAATTATGTTTTCCATCATCAATTGAGATACTTTATCTTGAAAAACTTGTATTACTAAATTAATATCTAAATTTTGCTCATTCATAAAAACATTATACCAGACGAGATTCTAATTCATCAATTTTTGTTTTGAGTTGCCTTATTGCTTCCCACATTATTGCAATAAGACCACGATCCTCTGTTGTCAACAACTTAAAATCATACCTTGGATCATCAATTTCATCCACAACAAGATCGCCATACTCACCTAAGGCATCTTGTAGTTCTTGAGCAATAAAACCAAATTTCTTTGGAACCTCATTATCTTCTTCTGTGGGGTTTCCATTTTCATCTAACTTTTTAGTTGCATAATGTAGATAATCATATATTTTTGGTTCAATTGTGTCAATTACGCCAAGCACATCAATGACACCAGATATTGGCTCTATATTGTCCTTGACTCGCCTATCAGAAGCCCCTGTTATTGTTCTGCTTGAATAACTATTGCCGGTATAATATTGCTGTATATACCCCTTGTACCCATCTCTTGTGATACCCCAAGTTGTCTGCGGATTTGGACCAGCAAGCCAAGAAGCACCAAGGACTGCTGTATATTCGTCTTGCAGTGTTGAGCTACCGTTGCCCTGATCGTGAATCCAAAAAGACGCCGCTCCGGAACTTCCTGCCCCAACAAATTTTACAACTGTTCCACTCAATGCACCTGCGGAACCTGCGGTTGTTGCGGAACCTGCGGTTGTTGCGGAACCTGCGGTTGTTGCGTAGGTTGCCGAAGAAGCATTGCCATTAAATGCTGCTGCGGTTATCGTACCTGTTGCAGTTACGCTACCATTGGAATGAGCTTTGAATGGGTAAGAGCCCGCCCCCCCAACAATTGTTAACTCCATTTCTCCATTTGTAAAACTACCTAACGCAAGATATGGATAAACGTATGTTCCAGCCAACATATTAGCTTTATCTGCATGCCTTGATATGGTAATATTTTCACCATAAATGTCGGTTCTATGGAAAGCACCCGAGTGAGGACCTGACGACGGGTTAGAGAAAACGCTCATGTCTCCATAATTTTGAATTCTCATAAAATTAGATTCGGCATAACCTGTGTCCGTAACATTTGTAAGTCCATCTGATGACAAGGTAAAAGGTCCGATTCTTCCTGACGTTGAAGTTACGGACCCAGTAAATGAACCAGAAGTAGCGGTCACTGCTCCAGTAATGTTTACGTTAGTTGCAGTTAAAGCCCCAGTATTTGTAACTCTAAATGGAGCAGTTGAAAAATTTGAAATGCCTGAGCCAACCCACATGTTTCCGTTTGCGTCAACATGGAAAGATGTATTATCATCTCCTCCAATATCTAATTTAGTTCTAACGGTAAGGTCATTAAACTCTGCTAAACCATCGCCTCGAATTAACCATCCAGCATTTCCTTGTGCGTAGTTGGATGATCTAAGTACCGCCATATTAGAAGGAGGGGTATAAGATGTTTGTGCTCCAGGTTGAGTAAGTATAATTTCATGTGCGCCAATTGTTCCAGCTGTTATTCTGCTTGCGGTTAAATTAACTATATATTGATCATCTATTAATGGAGTAGAAGTGCTGGTTTTTTCTATAAGAGACCAATTTCCAATATTTCCAGAAGTATCTATTGCCCTAACTCTGCCAAAAAAACTTTTTTGCTGAGTAACCCCAGCTCCATCTATATAACTACTTATTATTGGAGATACAAGTGGAACAGAAAATACACTAGATGTTCCAGTCCCACTAGAAACTGGAGTTGCTCCAGACATAAGTGTGTATGGAGCAGCACTTGGATTTTCTATTGCTGTATCTGCATACAGTTCATATTCATATGTACTTATATCGGTATCTGTTAGATTTGTAAATGTAAAAAGAACATTTTGAAATGATGCAAATAAATCTAATTCCACAATTGTTCCAGGAATAGTTGCATCTGTTGGCGCAGTAAATCTAACTATATCTGTATAGTTAGAGACTATATTAAGCTCTGGATCTTTAGCTCTAACTGCAAGGATATATTCTTTTCCGTGGAGTTAAATCGGATATAGTTTTTTTAATTTCTGCCATTATCTTAATCCTGCTATTGTAATAAATGCTAAGTTTGGATTTATTTCTTCTTGACTATAAGTTAATCCATAATTTGGAGAAAATTCATATTTATCTATTTTAACAGAGTTTGTTATTGCCATTATGTTTTTTTCTGCTAAAGTTTCTAATTCAAATATATATTTTTTATATTGTAAATCTATTTTAGAATATAAGATTTGGTCAGATAAATCTATTGCCGAATAACAATCTACTTCTGTCCAATCCACTGTTGGATAAACGGAGATGACTCCTTGATCTGTATATTCAAAAATTCTTATTTTAAATTTTCCATATTGTTTACCTTTAGGGCCAACAACTTTTAGCCTTGGTCCATCAAAAATACCAAAAGCTTTAGACGCTATT